TAATTTTAATTTTGCAGAATCATCATTATAATCTTTATTTAATATACAATTTATAGAAATTTCTATTTTTTGGATAATTATTCCTTCAACTGTTAAATTAACATCAGAAATAACTTCTAATTCAATATAATTTTTAACTTTTGTTTTTAATTCCTCAGAGACTGTATCTTTATCTTGTTCTGTTATTATAATTTTAGCTGTTCCTGCTCCATTCCATCTAGGAATACAGTGAGCTTGCTTAACACCTATTACTTCCAATGCTTTATCTTCTAAAGCGTATTTATTCCAAGAAATTCTAGGCTTTTTTATATATTCAAGCATTCTATTTCTAAATTGTTCATCACTTTCTATATCATTTCCATTACTAATTTTCTCAAGATTTTCAACTTTTGAAAGTCCAGGATATTCTTCTTTAAATTTATCTATTTGACCTATCTCTGCATTACCTATAATACCTGATGTTAGACATAATATACTTACTGTTGTAGATATATTTGTAATTGTTTTTTCTTCTAATATTTCATATTCTGCTGATGTTAAAGAGTTTATTACTATATATCCTTTTTTTATAGTAGTGCCATTTACTCCAGTTATTTTAACTTCTCCACTAGCTTTTATAGGTTCTTTTCTAGTAAATGTTTTATCTGCTCCAACTATATCTAAGTCTTCTCCAGTAGCTGTATCGAGCAATCTTTTATCTAATTGCTTTGAATAATCATCTTCTTCTTTTACCATTTCAATAGCAACAGATGAAATAATATCTCTTGCAAAACTTCCTTTTGAGGTATTATAAGAAATCATCTCTGCCATATCTTCAACTTTTTTATTTATTCTTTCTTGTTCTGCCATTAATTTTTAAGCACCTCCTCTACCTCAAAGGCTGTATCTTCAAGCTCAATAATAAATCCACAATACATCTTGTCGTCTATCTGTATAAGTTGCAGATAGTGAACTTCTTTTATATCTTTATGATTTAATAAAGAGTTGTAAATATCATCTTTTATAAGCTCAATTATATCCATATCAGGATATAATTGTTGTCCAACATATTTATATAAATTAAGTCCAAATGGATATCCAACATCTTTTATATAACAATTCCACCTATCTCTTTCAGTGTAGAATAGCTTTTTTATCCATTGCTTTATAATTTCAATTTTGTCATATATTCTGCTAGGTTCTAATCCATTATATACAAATTCTCCTTTTTCAAAGTCAAAAACCACATCTTTTTCTTTTATAATTTCTTGTGCTTGGATTTCTTTTTCTTTCTCAATTTCATTTATACTATCAGTAATCTTCAAATAACTTATAGGCAATGTCATAACCTCACCACCTTATCTATTAAATAAAAGTATTCCTCTTTATTTGTAGGCAACATAAGAACTTTATCTCCTACTTTTAAAGTGTCTGTCCATTCAATACTTCCTGTAGATTTATAATCTCCATTAGCTTGAAAACTTTTTAATGTATGTTCGTGAGGTCCTTGTCCAGCTTTTGTCATACCGCTTGATTGAACAGTCATATTTTCATCAGTTATATTTCCCACAATGGAAAATGTTCTTTTATAACCTATAATTTTTTCTATACTAATCATAATTTTATGATTTTTTATAATAACTCCATTTTCAAGTTTAACTTCTAATTCAGGAGGAGCTTTTACAACTTCTCCAGTGATAGCACCTAACCATTTAGGATTATCTCTAGCTTTTATGATTTGAGCTAGAGTATTTATATTTTTATAGTACTTTTCATCTTTTTTCATCATTACACCCTTTCTAGCTCAATTGTTGCTAAAAATATATCTTTATGATTTATGAATATATATGTTATTCCTCTAACTTCATATACCCCTTTTATTTCATACTTTTCATAATTAAGATTTAACAATTCTCCATCGTAAATAAATTCACTTAATGTTGGAATTTCAATAGAAATTGTTTCTTTTACTTTATTTTCTTGTGATAAGATATTATCTGCTGAAATAGTTCCCTTATTTAAGTCATTATCTTTAAAAGAAATTAACTTTTGCATTAAACCATATTTATCAACATTATTTTTATCTTTTGCTCCATTCACTTGAATATATTCTTTTCCTGATGTCTTATAAACTTTGATTGCATTGTGCATTCCCTCAATAGACAGCTTTCTTTTAGGTTCTTTAATATAATTCAAAGCATTGAATGAATAATCGTTTAAAATAGCTCTCAGGCTTTTTAAAGGAGTATATTGATTTCTTAAATATTTATTTTTTTTGCTTTTCTCAAAATGAAATTTAGTTTCTTTGTAAAAAAATCTAAATTCTTGATTTTCTAGTTTTTTTATATTAGTAATAATCTCTTTAATAATAGCTCCCAAGGTTTTTCCAAAATAAAACTTATCTACCATTGTATCTGTTTTTTCTATGTTACCTGCCATTCCACCAAAAGTTTCAATCAACTTTCTTACCACAATAGAGCTTTCAACATCTTCAAATTGATAAATTTCTTCATTCTTTGAAAAATACCAAGCATAATCAACAGCTTTAAAAGATAAATTAGTTATATCTCCAGTAATTATTACACCTGAAAATATCTCTTTATTATTAAGTTTAAGAACTATAATATCTCCTATCTCAATATCATTAAATACGTTATTTCTAGTAATATTAAATTCTAATACCCAAGCAAATTCGCTTATATTTTTTTTTAATTTAGCTCCGTCTTTAACTATGTTGGTTATATCAACAGTTCTTTCTTTATTATTTTTTATACAATAAAATGAAATCATCTGTACCACCTACTTACTTAAATCAAGAGCTGAAGGTTTAAATGAGTATGTCTTTGAAGTATTTTCATAAATACTTGGGTCTTTAGCTTCTTTAAACTCAATAGTATATTCGATATCACTTTCAGAGGTTGTATTGTATTCAAATTTAGTAATATATACTTTTTGTACAATACCTATTCCTGTTATAACCAACTTTAAAGGAGTTCTCTTTAACTTCATTTCTTCTAAAGTTTCAACACAAGTCATTCCAAACATTTCATAGTTAGATGAAAATGGATAATAAACAGCAGGAAAAAAAGAACTAAAGCTTATTGTATGAAAGTCTGTATCTTTCAGGTAATTTATTTTTCCAGCTATTGTATCAACAGATTCTTCAATATTATTAGCTGTGAAATTAATTTTTGCAGGAACTAAAGGAAATTTAAAAATAGATAGCTCTATCCCATTTCTTTCTTCTGCAATAGAAATATTAATATTTCTCATAACTTTTGAAAAAGCATAAACTTTATTTAATAAACTAGTCTTTCCAAATAGAGAATTAATGTTACTTGCAACTCCACCTGTTATTTTTTGAGTTGCCCATTCTGATAATTGAGTTTTAGGGTCGATTTTGGCCAAAGGACTTATTTTTTTTAATCTTTCTAATATCTTGTTAACCATTGTTCCACCTCTTATATATTCCCAAGAGCTATTGTTAAATCTTCAACTACTTGAGATAAAATATCTTCATTAGATTCTTTAGAAATATTTATTTGAACTTTAGAATCATTGGTTTTTTTAGAACTTAGTAATTCTTTAATACTTATTAATAATTCGATAATTTTTTCCTCAGGAGATTTCTCGATAACTTTATTTTCTGTTGTGTTATTTGTATAAACATTAGATGATGTATTACTTAGATTTTTAGTTCCTTTCAAATAATATCCGTTGTGAATATATTTATCACTGCTAGAACTTCCTTGACCACTATCTCCAAATAATAAATAATCTGTATTAATACCTTTTCCTTTTGAATTACCAATATTTTTAGTTTCAGTCTCAACTGTATTTGTAATCTTCTTTTTATTTTCTTCATTGACTGCATCAATAACATTTTTTGATTTATCTTTATCTCCAAAACCAAAGAAATTTTTAGCTTTGTTATAAACATTTTTTCCAAAATCTAATACAGCACCTATTCCAGTAAATTTCTTTATCCAACCCCATAATTCTTTGAATTTGTCTATTAACCAATCAACACCTTTTCTAAAAGTTTCTGATTTTTTTAAAGCGTTATAGAATGCAACCCCAAGACCAACAATTCCTATAACAATCAATCCAACAGGACCTGTTAAAACAGACAACACTGTTGCTAACCCACTAACAACTGATGTTAAAATTCCTAATGAGAATGATGCTATTTTTGATACTGCTGTTAAAACTCCTAGAGCTGTTGCCTTTCCATAAGTAATAGCTGTACTTACTATCATTCTTGCTATTAAATTGTTTTCATATATTCCTCTTACCATTTCAACAGCTAGTGAAGCTAATGATATTGTTTTATGAGTTGCATAAGCTATTGTTAAACCTGTAATAGCTCCTTTTAAAGTAATAGCCATAAAACTTGCTCCATTTAACCAGTCAAAGAATGAAGATAAACTATTTATTACACTAGATATAGAACTAACAGTAACAGATATAGCTGGTGCAAAGTTATCAATAAAAGATATTGCTAATCCCTCAACAGCTGAGTTAAGTCCCCTAAAACTTCCACCTAATCCTTTTTCAAAAGTTTCAGCTAGTTTTTTACTATATCCTTTTGCATAGTCAAGTTTATATATTAAATCATCTATTTCTTCTGTTCCTGTCTTTAGTAAGGCACTTATTACTAATTCTCCTTGTTCTCCAAAAATATCTCTCATTAAAGATTGTTTTAAGGCTGGTGCCATATTACTAGTTTTTTTAGTAATATCTTTTAAAATATCTAAAAAATTTCTATAACTTCCATTTTCAGTTAATTGAATACCTGCATTTATTAAAATTTTCGCTTTATTTTTATCTTTAAAAGCGGAAAAAACACTTCTTAAACCTGTTCCAGCCATTGAACTATCTATTTTGTTATTTCCTAAAATTCCAAGTAGAGCTAATGTTTGTTCTAAAGATAATCCAAAATCTGTTGCTCCTAAACCTGCATATTTCAAAGATTCTCCAAGTCCTCTAATATCTGTTGTAGTAGTATTAGCTGTCATTGCTAAAGCATCTCCAACTCTTTTACTTTCAAAAGCATCTAACTTAAACATTCTTAAAGCTCCTGCTGTAATTGAAGTAGCTTCTGCTAAATCTAATTGTCCTGCTATTGCTGTATTTAAGATACTTGGTGTTGCTTTTAATATTTCATTAGCTGTAAATCCTGCCTTTGCAAACTCAAATTGAGCTTGTGCTGCCTCACTAGCACTCCAAGATGTTGTTGCCCCTAAATCTTTAGCTTGATTTCTTAATGCTTCAAATTCTTTAGCTGTCGCTCCTGCTGTTGCTTGTACTTTTCTCATTTCATCATCAAAAGCTGTAAAAATATTTGTTGCTTTTTTTAATTCTGCTATTGCTGTTCCAATGGCAACATATTTCTTAACAGTTCCTAATATAGTTATAGATGATTTATTACTCTCTTGACCTGTTACTCTAAATTGCTGAGCTAACTCTTTTAATCTTTGAGTTAAGGTTTTAGATTTACTTGATGCATCAGTTACACTATCATCAAATTTTTCTACTCGTTCTCCAGTTTCTTGTGATTCTTTTCCTAACTTATCAACTTCTGTCTTGAGTTTTAATACCTCTTCTTGACCTTTTACGGAGGTAATAATTTCAATATATTCTCTTTCTGCCATTAAGTTTTACCTCCTTTCATTTCAATTTCAAGTTTAAAACAAGCATCTAAAAATAATCTTTCTATGAGATTTAATTTTAATAAAGGCTTATTAAAAACTCTATGCCCTTTTAAACTCCAAATACAAATTCTGAATAAATCAGAATCTGTTTTTATAAGTTTTTTATATCATCTACAATTTGAGCTTGTGATTTAGTAACAATCATTTCTCCAACAATAGCTGATAAATCTTGTAATTCTTCTTCTGTAAATATCTTTTTAAGTAGAGCTTCTTTATTATTTACTCCAAATGTTTTTTGTAGTTCTCTATCATTTAAGTCAGGAGTTATCATACACTCAGCAATTCCATAAGCCTCTGATTTTCTTTCTTGAATACCTAACATTTGAATTGTTGTAGGTTTTTCTAAAATAACAAAAGGCTCTTCAAGTCCCATTTTTTTAAATCTTTGAATAAGAACTGTTTTTCTAGTTCTTTTTATATCCTTTTTATTTTTTATTCTCTCTGCATTTTCTATAAGTTGTTTTATATTCATTTTTCCTCCTAAATTTTTGCAAATAAAAAATCACACCTTTAATTAAATAGGTGTGACTTTAAATATATTTATTCAAATTAATTATTATCTCTAATTAAAACTTTATATAATTCATCATCGTTGCACGAAGTTAAATCAAAGCTTTCAACTTCTTCATCTTTAGTGAATAATGTCAAAAAAATTATTCCCACATCTTTTAAATTGCCTTTATTTTCAGAAGTATATGTCACTATTGAAAATTGTGGAAATTCTTTATTCACATTCCTTTTTAAAAGTTTAAATTCTGCTGTATTATTTAAAAATAATTCATTAGCTAATTCTAAAGATTCATCTTCTGTCAATAAAAATCCATCAATATTAACTCTTATTAAATCTATCCTTTCATTATCTTCTTCTCCATTTTCATCAAAAAAAGAACCATTATCTTTTGAAAAATAGACATCATAATCATAACCTTTTTTTCCTATCGGACCATCATATATTAATCCGTTTTTATGCTCTTTTACTGGAGTTCCTAATTTCGCTTTAACCGATTTGTAATGTGACCCAAGCAATATAGATGGCTCGTATTTTTCTCCACAAGAACACAAAACTAAACTTAATATAAAAATCAATAATCCTTTCATAAACATACCTCCTAAAATTATTTTATATTTTAGTTATAGTATATATTTTAGAAAAAAGCAAGTAATAAATATATTTAAAATCACACCTATTCAATTTCCAATGTTCAAATTTTTAATTTATTTCTTATACATCTGCTATACTTTCAAGAATTTCAACTCTTGATGGTACACAAGAGAGCGTTAATTCTCTTTCTGTAAGTTCTCCACTTTTAAATGAACCTAAATCTATATCTCCAGTAAATATACAATCATTAAAAGCTAGTGCTTCTGCTCCTCTAGCTTCAGGGTCATCAAGTTGTACATTTATAGTTATTGTAGGATTTAAGTTTCCACTGATGATAGATTTTAATAATTCTAATTCAGTAGAAAATACCTTTTGCAATTTAAGTTTAATTTCTATCGCTGATGATGTGTTTTTCTTTCCTTTTTCTCCACCTGCTAATAAGACATCTTTACTATCAAGTTTTAATTTAGCTTCAAATTCTAAAAGTTCTGCCCAATGTCTTCCACCTATATAGCATTTTCCAAAGCTACCTGATACAACATCATTTTCTCTAAATAAAAAGTCTTCCATTCTTTACTCCTCCTTATAATATTGCTTGTCCCTCGAAATCTTCCATTACATCGGTAGGTTTATAATCAGGAATATATGCAAAGACTATATCATCGGTATTAGCTCTACATAATTCATATTCTGTTAATTTTTTAGCTTCTTCTTCTGTAATAGGTTTACCTTTATAAGTTCCTTTAGAAATAATATAGTTTCTTACAGCTTCAACATCTATTTTCATTCTATTTTCATTCGCAGGGTCTAATTGACCTGATTTTTGGAATGTTGCAAGATAAGCATTTACAGCTCCAATGAATAATAATTTATTTGAATAGATATTTTGATATCTTCCTCTATATGCGTCTATAAAGGTATTTCTAATATCTTTTTGATGTAAATCCATTATTTCCATTTTTCTTATCTTAGTAAAACTTTTATTCATAGAATCAGTAGCTTTTGTAAAAGACGTTACTCCCCTAACAATTACATATTTACTTCCGTCATAAGAAGTTAATAATTTTCCCTCTCCAACAGCTGTGTTTTCATCATCTACTGTTGTTGTAAATGCTTTTAACCAAGATTGTTCCATATTAGTGATAGAAGCATTTAGAGGTGCTCCTGCACATAAAGAACCTATACATAAAGTATATTCTTGAGCTGTATAAGCCTTTTCTTCAAAACCAACTATTGTATGAGCTGTTTGTCTTGCGTCATAATCAATAATCCAAGGTTTATCAGGCTTAGATTGTGAAGAAACTATAAGTTTTATTGTAGATGTATTATTTCCTAATTTAATTGTCTCTACATTTCTAATAGAGTTTATCCAAGTTTCTAGGTCTGAAACAGTAGTTTCAGGTTTATCCTCTCCACTTGTGAAAGGACATACCAAATAATTTGGTTCTTCTATCGCTATTTGCTTTAATACATCTTTAAAATTTTCTTTAGTAGCTTTATAAACTACTACTTTAAAAGGATTTCCTCTAAAAGCCATTGCTTTTAATGCTTTGTAGTTGTCAGCAGTCCAGTCTTTTTCATCTACTTCTACAGCTGAGTAATATTCTTTTCTTGTAAAATCTTCCTTAGTAGTATCAAACATAATAACTCCAAGGACACCTCTTACACTTCCAGATATTCCAACGGCTGCTCTTTCTATAAATTCCAACTGAAATTTACATTTTCCACCATTTAATGCTGTCATTTTTCCTCCTTATTCTTTCAAGTCTATTCTATCTTTCAATTTATTTATAATAATAAATTTATCTTCATCTAAAATCTCTCTTGTGCAATCATAAGTACATTGGATTTCAGCTATTCTCATTGTTTCTCTCTCATCATCTATTGAATATTTAATCCTATACCCTGTTGTTGGAAAGAAGTTAGATGTTTCAAATTCATCAAACAAATCTTTTTTTATAAAGTTTAGAACTTCTTCTCTAAAATCTAAAAGTCCGTCTTTTTCTCTTGACGAGATATAAAATATAGAAAAATCTATAAACTTTTGCTTAGATACTGTTTCTTCTCCAGTGATAATAAAATAAATAGTCTTAGGTGATATATTTTCAGGTAAATCCTCTTTATAAAAAGCTCTCCAACGAGGATTTTTCTCTTCAAAATATCTTTTAAAATATTCAAGTCTTTTTTTTATCATCTTGAATCACCTACAACAATTATTTTTGCTATTCTTTTTTGAGAATCAATATTATCTTCTTCAAGTTCCATAACCTCTTGTTTAAATAACTCTAGAAGTTCTAATAGACTTTCTTTTTTATCTTGACTTTCTCTCTCAAGTTCTATCCCTTCAAATAATTTCCATTGAATATACAATTCTTTAGCTGCATACCAGTTGTCCTCAGTTAAGTTATCAACTCTATTTTTTAAATATGTTTTTATAAATCTCTCTGCTTTTCTATTCAATGAAGTTGTAGAGATGTCTTCTAATTTTTCCTCAAATTCTTTTTCAGTCCAACGATGAACATCGCAAACGTGTTCTATATATACATCTTCGAAATAATCTATTGTAATTTTTGGTATAAAGTCCATTGTTCCTCCTTAAAGGAGAGGGGATTTACCCCTCATATTACTCAGATATAGTAACTTTATATCTTCTAAACTTATCAACAGATAAAATTAAAGGCATTGGAGCTGATTTCCCCCAAAGTCCTGCACTACCTGTCATTTCTTCAACTCTTAAATCTCCTGATATAGTTTTTGCTTTAACTAAATGAGATGTATTTGATTTAACATCTCCATACATCAAGCAACCATAACCAACAGCTAAAGTTTTTAATGAGTAGAATACCATTAAATCTTTAGGGTCTACTAATTTATCATCAGTTCCTTTAGCACCAACTAATAAATCTATTCTTAAACCACCATTTAATTCAATATATGGATTATCTCCATAAACAAATCTAACACCATTTAAGTTTTGATTTACTACAAGAGCTTCATTTTTTAAAGCATTGAATATAGTAGCTCCAACCTCTATTTTTGGGAACTCTTGATGTTTTGTTTGATAGTCTAATGCTAGAGCAAATATTTCATCAGCAATTTTTGTTTTACCGTTCCAATTTAATGTTTTATCTGATTTTGTTCCGACTTCTAAAATTTTTCCATCTTTATCTTTATAAGTTCCTTTGAAAAATACATCTACACATTGTTTTTCAAATTTATTTCTTAATGCTGCGGCAATAATTCTTGCTCCTTTAGCTTCTAATTGTTCAATACTAGGAATTTCACTACCTGTTTGAGTGAATGTTGGAACACCTGCTTTTACTTCTATTAAATCACTAGCTGAATAAGGATATTGTCCCCCTATTACATCAGGTTCTAATTCAATAGCTCTTCCACCATCTTTTCCTATAATAGGTAAAACTTCTGTTCTTCCTACTATTCCTGCTGTAACGAAGAAATCTGTCATATCCTCTATTCTAATTTTTTCTGTTGATGATAAATATTCATTTCCACTTGATTCAAATTTCTTTGAATATATTTGAGGGATTGTTAATTTTTGCCCCATTTCAGCTATTAAAGAAATTAAATATATCATTCTTTTATTCATCTATTAAACCTCCTCTGTTGCTTTTAATTCGCTTGTTAATATAATTCCTGCTGCTTTTAATTTAGATATAAGAGCTTTGTCTGTGTCCCAGTCAACACCTTGAATAGATTCTTTAGCAACTATTACATAAGTAGTTACTGGTCCTAAATCATTGGCTTCTAAAGTTGCATCCTCTCCAGTGTTTAGACCAGCTATAACACCTTTTTTAGGATCATCTTTGACATAAGCATAAAATAATCCGTCTGTATCATCTTGAGCGACTGGTTGTAAATATTTAATTTCTCCACTACCCATTTCAACTCTTATATCAGGTTGTATTCTTTTAAAATTAGTTCTATTTGGTTTTATTACTTCTCTTTTAAAGCTACCCATTATTTATCCTCCTTAATTAATATAAACTAGCTATTCTTTTAGCTTTTTCTTGTGGTGTTTCCTCCATATCATCTTTGTTAAACTCTAGTGTTTCGCTAATGTTTTTAAAAAGTTCTTTAAAAGGACTTTCTTTTTCTGAAAACTCTTTTAACTTAGTTGCCATACTTGTTTTGTCATCTTCAGAGAACTCAATGATGTTTGTATATTCGCTTTCTTCATAAGCCTTATCAATAGCAAATTCAAGTATCTTGTGCATTACTGGCGGAAACATCTTGATAATATTTTTCTTTGTTTCTTCTTTCTCTGCTTCTCTAGTAAATTCAGCTTTTGCTTTTGCGTAAATTTCCTCAGGTGTTAAGTCATTCACTTGTTTAGCTGTGACTACCATTCCTAAAGTATTAGCGATAGATTTTAATGTTTCCTCTGAAAATTCTGCTGTTTTTTCTACTGTATAACCTAAATCTTTTAGTTTATTAACAGCATATTTTTCATCATCTTTCTCATAAAGAACATCAAATAATGCTTTATAATTTACTTTAGAAACGTCTACTGTTCTAAAAAATGCTATAAATTCATCAATTTTACTTTGTGCATCTTCTTCTGCAAATTCTATTATCTCAGCTTTCTCAATAGCTGTTAGGTCCTGAGAAAATTCACTAAAAGATTGATCTAAATCTTTTAAATGTGGTGGAGCGTAGCCAAGTATTGCAAGATGATTTGGAGTTCCATCTTCTCCAATACCGATAGATAAGTTAGGATATTGGTCCTTTATACTCTCTCCTAATGAGTTATATGCAAATTCTCCGATTAGATATCCTTGGTCATCTACCTCGGTAACTTTACAAGTTCCTGCAATAGGAATTGCTGTTACTGGGTAACCATTTTTTGTCCAATCTCCAACATGTCCTGCTGTGATATTAAATTCTTTACCTACCCAGCTTTTTAAAGTATCTACTGAGTAGGTCCCTTTTCTTCCGTAGTCTCCTGCTTTAAAAATTTTAGGCATTGTCATTCCTCCTTTCGTTTATTTATTTAATTCTGTATATTTTGTTACAACTTCTTCAGTAAGATATTTTCTAAATTCAGTTGTAATTGGGTGTACTTTATCAATAAATTTTTTATTTCTTTTTTCCGCTGGCATAGCAATAATTAAACCAGTTTTTCCTTTAATAATTTTGGCATTGTGAACTATAAAGCAATCATCAAAAGTGATATCTACGTATGCTTTTAAATTCCCTTGATTTTTTGGTGTTCTAAATTTTATGTCTGTAATTTTCATCTATTTACCTTCCTTTTATAATGTAATCTGTTAATATTTCTAAATAATTTTGTTTTTGTTCATCAGATATACCCATAAATCTTCTTTCAGGTATATCTCCCCAAGGTGCTTGTCCTCTTCTAGTATGTGATTTAACTCTTATTCTTTTTCTATTTTTCGCCCATTGACCTTTTTTAGTCTTATACCTCACTTTTCTATAATGAGCTTTCACTGTATATATGCCTTTCAATAGACTTCCTTTTTTAGCTCCATAGTTCATAGTTGAGGCATATTTTACATTTGTACCAACTCTTGCAAAATTATCTCCTGATGAATATCTAAAAGATTTATATAATCTTCCAGTATCTTTCAATGTTTCTCCATTCTGTTCTTTAGCTCTCTTTGATTTTTTCCAAGGCTTTCCATCATAAGAATGTTCTTCATCTATATTTCGTTGTATCTCATTTTTCATATCAATAGAAATTGTTTTCATTGGCTCTTTTAAATTATTGGCTCTTTTGACAATCTCTTTTAGTTTCTTTTTAAGATTACTGTCTTTTATTTTTACTCCCATTTGAAACTTCCTTGTTTAGTTTGAGCATTATTTTTTATATTACTCCAGTAAATTTCGGCAGGATTTCCTTTAAAAGATTTCACATCAATGTCAATTTCTTTTTTCGATACCTTAAGATTAAACTTTTTAATTTCTTCTTTACTTCTTGAAATTACAGATGAACGGCATTGATAATGGTTAGGTGGATAATAAGCACTCCAGAAAGGGTCATCAAACCTTTTAACCACACCATCTAAGTTTTTACATATGGTAGATGTTCTATTATCTTCAATAGCACAATACTCCCAATATGGATAATCTTCTATACATTCCATTTGTTGTTTGTAGTTACCAATACTATATTCTGTCATCATATTAGTTCTATAAACATTCTCTAAATAATAGCCTTGTTCTCCAAGACCTAATTTATTGATAGTTTCTTCACAATCTTTTAACCATTGCTTGAATGTAGTTCCCTCTTCCATAGATTTCTTCATATTGTCAAATAATCTTGTAGTAGCTTCTAAATCTGTTGATTTTTTCAACCATACAAAATTACTCCTTACTAGTTGAGTTATCTCTTCTATCTCATCATAAAGGATAGGTGTTTTATCTAAGAAAGATTTAATAGCTTCATCAAATTTCATCTTAAAAGGGTTAAATTCATTTATTACCTCTCCATATGTTATAGATTTATTATTTGTAAATCCTTTTATAAAAGATATTATTAAATCATCTTCCAACATTGATAAATCTAGGTTTAATGAGAAATCCGTTCCCTCTTTGATTTTAGAAATTTGCTCTAATATTTGATTGTGAATATTCTTTGTAAACTCATCAATTCTCTTTATGATATATTCATTGAATAAAGTTGCACTTTCAAAGGTATTAAATAACTTTTTATCCTCGTCTTCCGAGAACTCCACCACTGGAGTTATTGTCTTTTTTTTTAAAATGTTCTTATAATCAACCCCTAAATACTCCCCAAGATATTTATCATCGAACTCATATCCTGCTGTTGCTAGTTTATTAATGTTATCTAACTTAATCCCCATAAACTCCTGCTGTTTTTTCTCTATTTCTGCCTGTTCCTCTTGAGTTACTACTTTTTCAAGTTTCCACATAAAGAGTGTTGGATCATACCCATAATAGATACTGTCTAATTGAATTAATTGATATAAACTATCTGCACAGAAATTACATACTTCTTGTATAACTTGTTCAAACCCTTCTTGGTGTACTTCTCCAAGTGCATTAGTTCCTTTACCCTCTCTACTACTTGCTTCTAGAGTTAATGTAGATCCTAATAAATTTTGTATAAGTTTCTCTTTTTCTCCTGCATATAGTTTTGTATAAATCTCAGGGTCTAAATCAGATAATTTTATAAACTCAAAACTATCTTTTAAACTATGTGTTCTGTCAACAGGAACTCCTATTGCACTTTTTCCTTTAGCTTTTAATACAGTTTCTCCTATAGCTCTTGCTTCTTTTTCATCAAGATTTTCATTATATGGATATACAACTATTACATCACCATACTTTTGAGCTAGTCCCCTTAACTGTCTTAAATACATTTCTTTATCCAAAAATGCTTGTTGACAAGTATTAAATATTGTTTTTCCAGTAGGATTTGCAGGATTCCATCTATGAATACACAATAAAAATTTCTCTCTATTAAGTTCTATTTCTTTTGTTCCTATTCTTAATATCCATTTTTTATCTTTATCTTTGTAAGTTAGATATTTATAAGGAATAGGAATTAATGAGTTAATAGTAAAATCTTCATTATATACAATCTCAAAACAGCTATATCCATAATATCTAGCTGTTATTAAATGATTAATAATCCTATTGAATTTAATATTTGAAAATCTTTTATTGATTTCTTGTGCCAATCCATCATTTTCAGGACTTTCAGCTACAACACTCAATATTCTTCCAGCTGTTTCTCTTTCAATTTTATTTAGTGCTGAACTGATATCAATATCTAACAATAATTTATCAATCACTTCAGGAGTTACAATGTCAGTATCAGAATATGTCTCTTCAAACATTTTAATTACAGCCGACTTGATAAGTTCTTTATTTATTTTTTTAGTTGCTATCTTTCTCACCTCCTCTATACTCCAACATATTTTTTCTTTCTAATTCTCTCTTTGAGAGGAATATACTCATATTCTTCTAATCCATAACTCATTGCATCAAGTGGATGTGGGTCAAGATTATATTTTCCTGATTGTATTTCTCCATTCTTATCCTTTTGGAAAACGCACTCTTCTGCTACAGCTTTTGTATTAGGACATCTATTAATATCAATTACTATCCTTGAAAAACTTCTTAATAATTGTTCGTGATATTCAACAGATCCCTTTCCTTTTGTAGCTCCGTCAATATTAAATCCAGCGTCATAAAAATCAGCTATTGTTTGAGATGAGGCACTATCTGCATAAATAGTAGTTCTGTTATCCTCTTTCAATGGTTGAAGTCCTTGAATAAGTTCTTGCGTAGTTTTTCCTTTTTCGTAATATTCCCAATAGACATATAGTTCATTCAATATAGGATTGACAGCCATTTTAAGTCCACAAGTGTATGATATAGAAAATCCCCAGTCAATACCCTTGTATTTGTTTCTGTTGTCAATTTTATCCTTTACATATCTTTCATATACATCTTCTTCAAATACTGCGTTATATAGAACTAAGTCTCCATCAGCTCCAAACTTTCCATCTCTTGCTATTCTTCTAATCCGAGGATCCTTTTCTGATTCTAGTTCATACACAAAATTTGCTGGAAGAAATGGATTGTCTTTATAAGTTGAATGATGAACAATTATCGTTTGTTGCAATACTGTTTCATCTTCTAATTTAATTTTATCTATAAACTTTATCTGCTTTTTCTTATATAATAAATTTTCATCTATGTTATATCCCTCTTTTGTAAAGAACATTTTATAAATAGATGATAGCCGAGATACAGGATTGCACATAAATATCATCTGACTTCTGATATTATTGGTCCTCAATCTTTTTTTAAGTTCTTTTATATCATCAAGTGTTAATTCATCAGCCTCTTCAATTAATATCAAATCTATATTTTTAATTGATTTCAGCTTTCTCCAATCATCCATACCTTTAAAAATAATCTGCGTTCCACTTACTTTATTTTCAAACTCATAAGGAGATTTGATGTATTTCCACTCCTCTGACATATCTAGAGTATAAATGGCATCTTTTAGGTCCTCGAAACAGCTATCTTTTAAAGTTGAATATACTTTTCTAACTATCAACATTCTTCTTTTCTGTAGTGCTCCAAGTAATGCAACTTTTAAAAATCCAGTAAAGCTTTTTCCTGATCCATATCCTCCAATCATAAGAAGAATATCAAAATCGTTTTCTTGGAAGATATTTGCAAAATGCTCACTAAATTCAATTGTTGTTTCTTCCATTTTTAACCACCTTTATTGTTACAGTTCTGTCTTTTGTATTTAACTCTTTTGGTTCCTCGTCTTTTTTAATATTCATTCTCATTTCAGGAATACCTAAAAGTTGAGCTTGTCCCTCTATAGTCTTTTGCACTATATTCACAACAGTATTTAATATTGTTGCAAAGTCCTTACCTAACTCACCTTTAGTTAACTTTGACATTGCTTTTTTTTGAATATAGTTCAAATATTCGATGGTTTCTTTTCTTCTCTGTATATGTTTTTCTCCCTCTTCTTCTTGAAGTCTCCCATATATAAATTTAAGAAACTCTTCCTGTTGGTCAAGCCATCTTCCTTTTGCTGAGTAATTTTTTAAAGAAGTTTCAGATAGTCCTGTTTGGTCACTTGCTTCTTTAATTGTTCCACCACTAATAACTATTGATTTTGCTTTATTTATTAGTTGTTTTTTACTTTTTGCACTTGCACCTGTGGGTGCACCTGAAAAATCTACTAGGTGCACCCAGTCGTCGCCCTTAGCTTTGTCTCTCTTCTTCCAACTTTTTACTGTATTTTCAGAAATTCCAAAATGATTAGCACATTCACTTAAAGATACCTTGTTCTGTTCGTAATATTTTCTAACCTCTTCCCTGGTTGGAGCTCTAGTAGGATTACTCATATCACCATCTCCTTAATTTGCTCTTAACTCAGGATAAGTATCATAAATCAAATCTATAATATCTTGTTTTGATACTCCTGCTGATGAAATACTGGATTCTGATTTTTTCTTCAAATAATTCTCTATAACAGGTTTGAAATTCTTTTTATTTTTAAAAGTTATCTTTAGCTCCTGAACTCTTGTCTTTTCATATTTTTCTATAAGTCTTACAGTTCCAAAAGTTATAAGTCTGTAATCACACTCTTTTTTTAAATAGTTCTCTTCTTCTAATTCAGTAGTATCTTTAGTTCTTGAAAATTCTGTTATTTCTACATCTTTTATTTTTTTTAGGATTTCTTCCCCTCTACAATAGATATTAAAACAACATCTTAAAGCTACTCCACTATATTTAACCTCTGGCAACATATAGCTTTTATATAATTTAATTCCTTTTATAGAACTTTTTCTGTTATAGTTATCTCCAGGAATAATAAAAGCTACCCAATCTGAATGTTCCATACTTTTCTTTATAAAATCTTTAGCTAGCCCTCCACTTCTTCCAAAAGGTGGATTTCCTATAACTATACTATTTTTTATATAAGGAATATTCTGTTTAAGATAATCACCCTCTATAATTCCATCATATTCAGGTGCAATATCATATCCTATACTTCCTTTAGGTAATAGTTTTAAAAAAGCTCCATTTCCAGCACTTGGCTCTATAATTCTTGTAAATTTTTCAAGTGGCATTATATCTTTTTCAATTACTTTAAGAACTGCTTTCACTACTGAAGTAGGTGTATAATATTTATCTTGATATCTCTTAGCCATCTATATCACACTCTAAAAATTCTTTCTTTTTAGCTTTATGCCCACAGTGAGGACAAACCAGTCCTTCTGATCCTCTCTCTTCTTCATCATCAAAACTATCCTCTATTTCTAACAGCTCTTTTTCTGTTTCTTCTGATAAAATATTTTCTAATTCTATATTTTCAAATCCTGTAATGCATAAATCTATTCCTTGAACTTTAAGAGCATTTAATTCATATCTTAATTTCTCTATATCAAATCCTGTATTTAGAGACAATTTATTATGAGCTATTATATATGCCCTCTCTTGTTCTTCAGTCATTCCATCCAGGACCAAACAAGGAACTTTCTTTATTCCAAGTTCTTTACAAGCTAAATATCTTCCATGTCCTTCTATAATACGCATCTCTTTATTTATTCCAATAGGATCTAAAAATCCAAATTCTCGAATACTTCTCATAATTTGCTCTATTTGCCATTGAGGATGCTCTTTGGCATTATTTTCATATGGAATTAACTTGTCTAAGTCCTCAAGAGTTGCTTTTAATTCTTTTACTTCTTTCACTTCCTACACCTCCATTTTTTTATTTATCCCCTCACTAATACAAAAACGTACCTATTTTTGTGGTACACTATTTTTCTAACTCATTATATTTACTAATAAAAAAATTTTTTATTTTTTAAAAAAAAGTGGCCAAAAAATAAAAAAAGTGGCTGTCAATTTCTAGTTGACAACCACTAATTTTTTATACTATTTTATATATCTTTTTTTATAATTATTTCCTTTTTTTCTTCATCAAATAAAACTGTCACTTCTCTATCCTCTATGGTAACTCCCATTTTTTCTATCCAAGTTTTAGGTAGAGAAATTTTATTAGTATATCTTCCTTTTCCGTCATTGTTATACATTATTTTTAGTTTTCTTTCTTCCATATGAACCCCCTTGACTTTTTAACAAAAATAAGCTATAATTTAAGTACCTAGAAAGTCAAAAATAAGAACTTTGAAATTTATTTTTCTGAGTTCTTATTTTTTTTATTCTTATACCATTTATAAAAACGATAAGAAAATTCAACTGTTTTCCCTACTAAAACAAATATAAGAAGTCCGTGCCAAATTTTATCACTCATATTATACCTCCTCTTTTATTTTTTAGAGGGGAAGGGAGGAAAGGGCTTATTGCCCTTTGTACCTCCTTATGAAGTCTTTACACCATTTGATTAGTTGATAGATTAGTTTGATGGTTTCAACAATCACAAGAATCTTCCCTAGAAAGTCAAATATCATTTTGTTTTTTTCCTCCCCTCTTGAATATATTATATCACGGACACCGTAAAAAGTCAACACTTTTTTTATAAAAAATAAAAAAACTACCGATTTTCAGTAGTTCTAAAATATGTAATTATAATATTTTAAGATAATCATTTTCTTTTTACCACTCTTCTTACAATGATAGTTCTTTTATTGTAAGTAAAATCATCTCTGATATACACTTTTATATATCCTAAACTTTCCAAGAAATTCAAATATGCTAAATATCTATTAAATCTTATCTTATCTTTATTCCCTTTAAAGTGTATTTTCTCTTCATCATCTAAAGAATTATAAATAATTTTTATTTTTTCTTCATCAGTAAGTTTTGGACTTTTCATTTATTCCTCCTCTTGGAACTGCTTTGAGATCCTGTTTATTTTTTTATTTGCTCTATATAAAATATTACGGCTTGTAATTTTACTTATCCCCAAAGTTTTTGCTATTTCTTTGTGAGTTAATTTTTCTCTATTTTTCATTAAGTAAATTTGCTTTTCTTTAGGTGTTAAACAAAATTCAAGAATATTTTTCATAAAATAATTTTTTATTTTTTTCTTAGCTTCCATCAGTTCGCTTTCATCTCTATGAGAGAATACTGATTCGCATTTGTTGTTTAAAAAATCTTTAAAGTTCACTGTACCTCCCATAAATTAAAAGAGGGATTTTATTCCCTCGTTATAGAATTTCTATTCTAAAATCTTTTTTACTTCTTCCATACTTCTAACAACATAATATTCAGCTTCATTTTTTTTGAACTGTTTTTCTATTGCTTTTTGATGCTCGCTCTGACGTCCATTTGGAGCTTTAACTTCTATTCCTATACATTTACCTTTTCTAATTACAAGAATGTCAGGAAATCCCCTCTTAACACCTCTAGGAAGCTTTCTAAAAATTATACTTCCGTTTTCTTTTTTATTGACTGGTGGAATGTTGTTTACTCTATGAAAAAATATTTTTCCTTGTCTTTCTAATATTTCTAAATAATCTATGATTAATGATTGAATTTCACTTTCTAACATTTTTCTTTCTTCTCCTTGTCATATTTAATTCTTTTATTTAAAATCCTTAAGTATTCTCTCATCGTTTCTAATTGGCTTGCTATTAAAGTAAATTGAATGTTATCTATTTTTCTCAGTCCTTGAGGAACTATAGATTGTTCATTTAGAAAAGGTTGAAGCTTTTTTATTTTCTCTACGAGTTCGTTCTTCTCTTTTACTAGTTCATCAAAATGTTTTCCCATTATTTTTATCTCTCCTTTAAATTCCAATCTCTGCTTGGTCGTTCCATATCTTTTTGCCATTTCTCCCAATATTTATCCATTATTTCCTTTTTAGTGAATTCTCTTGAATGACAGATTATAACATAGTCATACATAATACTTGAAATATCTCTGTCATCAGTTCCATATAAAGAGTACTTCATATTCTTAATCAAACTAGCTCTTAACTCTTTGTTGCTAAAATCTATCTTTTCTTTTATATTGCCCCAAAGCTTAAAGGCACTTCTATAAAATATATTTAGACCTTGTAGGCGATTTGCTAATTGTAGTATAAAAAATAAAATATCTGCCAGTTCCTCAAGTTCTTTTTCTCTACTGTATTCTTTTTTCTTCCAGTTTTTGAAATTATATTCTTGAGGTAACTCTTTTAACCACTCTTGAAATTCGTCATCAAGAGCTAAAATTATATCAAATTCTGTTTTCAACTTGGGAATACCCTCATTCAATATTTTTTGAACTTCTAATAGTTCTTCAAAAGTTTCAGGTTTTTTCAGTTCCATTACTTATCCTTTTCTACCTCTCTAAAATTATAACTATTACCACCATTAAATTTTTTTACTTGCTGGTATTTGTCACAAACAGTTTTTTCTCTCTTTAACAAAGGAATATTTATATTTCTACACCAATAATTTATTCCTGCGTCATCAAAAGCCACATTTGTGCAATATCTACAAAATTCACAAGTCTTAATATTTATTTTCACAGTTGCCCTCCTTAAAATTTATAAATTTAAAAATATTTTAATAAGTGTTATTCTTATAAATAATGCTAATACCTTGAAAAATAGTATAATTAAAATACCTATCAATATTATTAAAAAAAATTCAAAATTTTCTTTCATTCTAATACCCTTTTTTAACTAAAAATTTTTTCTAACATTTTTTCAAATAAATTCTTTTTATTTTCAAGTTTAGTTTCTAACTCTTGATTTTCATTTTCTAATTTTTCTTTTGATTTCTCTAATCTTTCTTTGTGATCCTCAAGTCTTTGATTGTCTTCTTTCAAATCTTTTATAAAATTATCTGATTTTTCAAGTTCTTTTTTTAAACTTGAAAGTTTATCTTTTAATTTAAGATTATCTTTTTGCAGAGAGATAATATCATCTTTTTGAGTGATGATTGTGTTTTTCATCTCTTCGATTTTATTCGTAAGGAGAATAATATTTTTCAAGGAATCTGAATGAGTTTTTTTCAAGTCTTCAAACTCCTTAGAGTATTTTTCTTTCTTACGTTTGTATTTGTCAAGTTCCATCTCCAAGCTATGAACCTTTTTAGAAAGTTCATCATTTTTGGAATACAGTTCCTCTTTCTCCTGACTTTCTTTTTGCTCCAGGATTACCCTATATAATTTTATTAGGGCATTTTTACATTGCTCATTGGAATCTAGAGCTCCTAATCCCTCTTCATACTGATATTCTTCTTTTATAAATTGAATTGTTGGTCTTAAGAAATCTCTTTTTGCTCCTCTCATTATTTCTCACCATTCCCAACTCTTTTTCTATAATACCCACAAGTCTCAGGATTTCTGTTATCTATAAAAAAATCATGAGTAAGTTTACTGTCCAAATACTTAAATATTGGGCAGTTATATCTTCCATTACATTTTTCATTGTTGCAGTAATCTTCCATAGCTGGTCCTCCCTCTCTTATGCTATAAACTCTAAAAATGCGTCTTTTGTATTTGTTCCTCTTTTGCTAATTCCTATCACTGGTAATGGGAAACACATTTCTTTTATTCTGTCTGCTATTCTTGAGCCAAATTTTATTTCTATATCCTGCATATTCAAATTAGTTGTAATTATCATAGGTTTTTTAGTTCTGTATCTTGTATCAACCAAACCAAAAGTTTTTTCAATTACAAACTCACTTGCTTTTTCTACTCCAAAATCATCAACAACCAATAAATCACAAGTTTCAACATAAGACATAACATCTTTTTCAGCTTCAGCCCATTCCCTCTGTAATTTATTAATATACCTTGATAAATTCATCACGAGAACTGTCTTTAGGTTGTCCATCAGATAATTAGCAATACAGCTTGACGCATATGTTTTTCCAGTTCCTACACTCCCAAAAAACATTATTCCCGTTGGAGCAGAGCCTTTTTTTACAAAATTTTCTGCAAATTTTTTAGACACCTGCATATGTTTATCCATCATATCTGATTTTTCAAAAGTGCTTGTTTCAAACTTTTGGTCTATGATAGATATATCTTTATATTTTTTTATTCTATTCAAATTGCACTGTCTAACTCTTTCTTTCTCCAATTTTTCAAGTTCTTTTTCAGCTTCTTTATCTAAACAATCACAATCAGGAATATATTTTAATTTTTCCTGCATCATAGGAGAAAGAGAGGGTAAAAATTCCCAAGTATTTAATTTATATTCTTTTCCACAATATTTGCATTTTGGTATCATACATCATCACTCCTATATCCCTAAAGTTTTATATAAATCTTCTGTATCTTTATCAATTACTGTTTCTTGTTTGCCATAATCTTTCTTTTCAGGTTTAGGGATATCTTTTTTCTTAGGTGGCTCTAATTTATAATCATCTCTTATAGCTTCTGTTATCCAACCATCGCCTTTATTATATTTTTCAGCAAAAGCTATAACATCTCTTATTCTTGAAATAGGTTTGCCATATCTCGCTATCTTTTCGTAGTTTAGGGTATGCTCTCCTATTAAATTTCTAATTTCTTGATAATACATACCCTTATTTCCCTCTAACGGATCAGGAGTTTGAGTTGGTTTTTGGATTTCAAATTCTTTTTCCTGCTTCTCTTCTCTCTCCATTATTCTACTTGTAATATTTATACTTGTATTATTCATCTTCAATCTTTTTGTTGATAGGGTATCAATGTTTTCATTGATAGGGTCTAAATCTTTTTGTTGATAGGTATCAATGTTTTCATTAATAGGGTCTTCAATATTTTTGGTAGGAATAGTTATATATAATCTTCTCCCTACAATTTCTTTTTTATCATTTTTTACTAAGATAGATTTTAAATATCCAAGTTCTACAAGATGATTTATCCAAGCACCTACTGTATTTTTATGAACTTCATATAATTCTGCGAAATATTGATTTTTAGCATTACAATATCCATTCTTGTTTGTTAGAGCCGTAATTTCGCTATACATAATTTTTTCCATTGGTTTTAACCTGTTATCGTATCTCACATCAGCAGGTAAAATTCCATAATAATTAGGTTTTTCCATTGTTCCTCCTTGTCAGGAGCTTTGGTCATAAGTTCCTGTTTTTTTATAGTTTATTTGTATGTACCAAGACTGTTAACTTATGACCAACAATCTTGATACACACAACTAAAATATAAAAGTATTTTTTTCTTTATAAAAAATGGTATAATGTACTTTAGTATTAATATCCCCTGAAGAAAGGGGGTGTATATGAATAAAAATTCTAAAAAAGGTCATTACATTTTTAGAGCTAGTTACACTAAAAATGGAATAACTTATTTTGCTAAAGACTACGGCAAAAAAGCTTTTAAATTTTGGGTTGACAAATAGTTAACTCTTTTCAAATTTTTACACAACAACTTAAATCAGGGGATTTAATACCACTTATCAAAAGGAGAGAATTGCAGTTCTCTCTTTTTAATTTACTCAATAGAATAATCTGAAATTTTCGAGACTTTTGAAACTTTTTTATTAGGAGATTCCCCTCCCTTTTTTTATATTTTTCAGATTATTCAATTCAATAAATTAATCGTTCCTAAATCGTTTCCTGAGTTATTCTTTATTTTTTATAATTTATTATATTTAATAACTTTATAAAAAAATAATCGTTCTTTAATCGTTCCCTTACATAACCATTAGCTAACCACACCTAACCATTTTGCTGACGTCGGCAATATGCTGAACTGTCAACCGTTAGTTGATAGTTGGGAGTTTTAGGCACTCCCTAAGCCTTTCATCAATATTTTTGGGGAAACATTATGAAGTGAATGATGAGATTTGAACTCATATTATCTATTCCCTAGGCAGATGTTTTACCATTAAACTACATTCACATATGTCAGGAGTTTTTATAAGGAACTCCCAAAACCTTGATAGGAAAGATTTTAAAAATCGGGAAAGATTAGACTTGCACTAATTCTGTTTCGCACAACAGAGCTACTTGCCTTTCCCATATTGGCGGAAGATATGGGACTTGAACCCATATGTCTAACGACCACAGTTTAGCAAACTGCTACCATACCATTTAGGTGAATCTTCCATAAAGCAACCTCATTATGGTCCAAGAGGTGCGATGAGGTCTATATCATATTTGATTTCTCCTCTCCAAAAGGTTATAATAAAATAAAAACTCTTGGAGGACTACTATGATTTTTAGAAAAATGAATTTAAATAATATTTCTCATCAAATAGAACTTGAAGTTGAAAATCATTGCCCTTTTTGTGGCTCTTATAATGACCCTATAAAAATGACGGATATGAATAATATCAAAAGTGATACACCTTTAAAAATTATTTCTGTTATTTTTAAAACGACTTGTTGTAATAGATACTTTTCTTCATTTTATATTTACAATCAAGCAGGGTATGGAGTTACAAGAATACTTTCAACTTATCCTGCTATTGATAGTGAGCTTTTGCCACCAGAATTTAATATAATATCTGAAAATTTTATAAAGATATATAATCAAGCTAGAACAGCCTCAAAATTAGGAAATTTTGAATTAGCTTGTATCGGATACAGAACTTCTATTGAATTTCTTTTAAAAGATTTTCTTATAAAAGTCAGAAATCTTGATGAAACTAAAATTTCTAAAATGAAACTAGCCGATGTTATATCTTATTTCCAAAATGAAGAAATAGCCGTTTCTTCAGATGTTGTAAGAATATTCGGTAATGATAAAACACATTACATTGCTAAATATGACTTCGATATTCAACAAGTAGAACTTTATTTAAGTTTTTTAATGGATAGTATCCGTAAAGAATATCTTTTAGCTAATCCTCCTGTAAAGAGGAAGTAAGATTTAATTCTAAATTTATTTTCTTTTGAGCCAACTCATCTATAAGAGCTTTGGCTCTTTTTAAGTTGTCATTTAACTCATTTATTAAATCCATAGTTTCTTTTATGCTGTTTATATCAGCTTTTAAAATATAAGAACCTACATTATTTTTATTTTCCATTTACTGCTCCTTTATAGCCATTTAGATGTTTCTATTTTCGATAACCTATTTACGTTATTTGATAAAATAAAAAAAATTAATA